CTGTTGTTTCTACATAGCTGTTCGACGGCAGTGTCAAGATTCCGGTTGTACCAAATCTCCAGTTCTGTTCTCCGCTGCTTCTTAATGTGTATCCATTACCGTCAGTGTAGAAACCACGTCCGGATGTATCACGCATATCTACACTAGTAACAACTGTGTTGTCTGTGGCAAACTTGTAAGCATCTCCGGAGCCAATCTTGGCACCGTTTGGTAGTGTTAAACCACCGTCCGCACCAAACTCCCAGGTGTATAGTGATCCACCAATGACACCTGTTTGTATTTGTACCGTGCCCGGGGTTGACCCACCTGGACTGTTAAGTGCTACCGCTGCGACATTTGATCCTAGCCCAATATCCACCCCAGTATCACTCCATTGTAAACCGACTGAACCTGACTCGCCTTGTGCTATAACACCTATAATGACATTAGCACTTCCTAGCATGGCATCAGTACCGCTTCCAGTTATGTTGCTTGCTATAGTGATATTGCCACCCGGGAATGTTAACGCACCATTTGCGCCAAATGCCCAAACATGGTTATTGCCAGAGAAATCTGTGATCAGCTGTACTGTATCTTCGCCATATGTGCCAAGACGCATTGAGTAGCCATCGTCGGCACCTAGATTAACAAAGTTAGCTGTTCTCGAGGAAGTTATGTCAGAATCTGCAATAGGGGTGATGATGTTGCCAAGATCTGCGCCGCCACCGCCACCTAGCACACTGGCACCGTTGCTGTCTAAAATATCGCCACCCGCTGGTAGTGTTAGATTACCAGTTTTGTCAAAGGACCAAACTCTGCTTGGATTAGGGCCACCATCGTTATATGCCGTAATATTAAGAGTACCGGTTTGTGCATCGCCGGTAACACATGCCGCATAATTTGCATTTGCATAGAAGGTTGTTAAACTGGTATTATATCCATAGCCGGCATCCAACGCTGTACCACCTTTAGTAGCACTAATATGTCCGCCACCAGGGAATGTTGTAGTACCATTTGCATCAAAGATCCAATTGTGTGTACCATCTGTCTGTATTACAAGTTCGCCGCCCGGATTAGTGCCGTTGATCTGAGAAATAAAACCTATTGTGGCGCTGACATTGGCAAATGTTGCTGCATCTGTGGTGTTTAAATTTTGATTAAACGTATTACCGCCGCCACTGACCACATTGCCACCAACCAACAAGCTGCCGTTGCTTACTGTGATAGGAGTATTACCAATGTAGATTGTGTTGTTGCTGACCCACAGGTCTTTCCACTGTGCTTGTTGTGTACCAAGGCTGTAAGTTACATTGGCTGCAGGAACAATATTACCCGCAAAGTCCGACATGATGTCAGTGATATAACCAGGGCCAGGCAATACTGTTGGGCTGCTGTCAACCCACATATCTTCCCACTTGATATACAAGCGGCCGTCTTCTGTGTTAAACCAGAATGTTTCGTTATCTGTACCAGGATCTGTATTGCCTTGATTAACTATACTTTCAATGAATGCTTGTTGTACATTGGCGTTAGCAAACAAACTGTTGATTTGAGTTTGTTGTGCAGCGGCATTGCCAATTAACGGTACTAGTAAATCGTATTCTGGGCCGCCCGGAATGATCCAGCCACCAGCTCGTTCTCCGTCATGTACTCTAATTTGATATAGGTCTGTGTCGTAAGTAATTTCGCCTATAGGGCCAGTATACGTACTACTAACCGCAGTATTGCCACGCTTTAATAATACTTGTTTGCTGTAATTTATTGTCATTATATTGTTCCTGCATCTAATACTTCATCGCTGTCAAGTGTCAGCGGCATACTTTCGTACCAGCCCGGTAATACTTCTAGATCAATTGGGGCGGTAAAATTATCGTCTACATACAAAGGACGTTCTTTGTTTGTTGCTTGATCAATTAACTTGATAGTTAATTTATATATTCTTTGGTCTAAAGAATTTACTACATCTCTGGGAATTGTCACTGTACCCAGCCCTTTAGTGGAATCTGTAATTTCTACTGCTAGACTTTCTACACTGCCTTGTGCTAAAGGATCTTGTATATCTATCTGTACCAAATAACCCGTTATATTAACTAGTTTTTGATCTTGATTACGAATAACAATTTGCATTGGGTTGTCTATACCTTGATAGACTTTAATAGGGCGACTGTACACGACTCTGTTCCTTGGAGTAAAGATTGTAGGATCCCAAATTTGGACCTCGACAATATTGGAATATAAATAACATTGGATTTGCATTATCTTGTATTTATTGAAAAAATGGTTGAACCTGATTACGAAGATTTATTAAAACAATACCCATTCTTAACTTACCTGATCTATGGCGGCAACGAATACATTGGAGTAATACAGAATCTAGACGAAGTAATAACCACGATTTATGATTACGGTGCTCTTAAAACTATTGAGCAAAAACGTCAATTTTTGGATCTAGCAGAAACGTGGTGGTGGGAAAGTAACAGACTAATACCTATCAATGTATTTTTAAAAGAGGACTGGACGCCTTTTAGAGCTGTCATTAAAACAATGAACAGCAAAGACGTAGAAATTAAATATGGCCCGCATGTGAGCCTCAGAGAAATTGCTGCTAAACGCAGTAAAAGAAGAAGTATTACGCTTGTTCGGAAGCTTGGGTAAGCAAATTCATATTAACTACCACTAAATTTGCATATGCTATCGCATGTGATTTTTTAAAATAGTAAGCATCATCCGCAGGTCGTTCCCAGATACTAGCAGCAACTTCACGCCAAGTTTGTCCAATTAAATGACGTTTAGCAGGACGTATAACTGCCAAAAACATTGCCAGTCTTGGTATCGTATTGACAGCTTCGGGAAATTTAACTAGTGTATCATAATGCCCGTTAACATGAATCAGCCGATCAAAGAAAGTTCGATCATACAATTGATCCCACGCAGGTTCTTGCTGCATCAGTTCCTGTAAATGCTGCTCATTTTTAACTTGAGAATATAGTCCAACATTAAGTACGTCTATTTTAATATATCCTCTATCTTCTGCTTCGTGATAGTCTAAACTGCTACGTCCATTCAATGGATCGCGAGGAATTTCTGTAAAATAAACCCCAGTATTATGTTTTGATCTTTCACTATTTTTTATTATTGTAGCTGCGGTATGTTTTAGCATCGATAATGCAGCGTCTCTATTGGCAACATCAATATCAATGTCTGACTTAAATTTCATAGTCCTGCTGCCTTTAAGATATGTTTGCACCACTCAGCATCGGCTGTGTAATCGCAGAGCCGACGATTCCAAAAATCAGGGTCAATCCAAGAAATAACCAAAACCACGTGCTCTGTGCCAAGATTTTCAAGCCACTCAATGCCACTATCGCAGCAGTAAACAATCCAAGGGCTAATACGGCCAGTGGCAATATGATGGCAAATGCGATTAGAATTGCCATACTTAAAATAATGGCTAAACTCAGCAAGACCACTGCCTCCATGGGCGTATTCTTCCATTTCTCGGAGTCCTCGCTCGAGTGCGTCAGCTGGTGCTTCTCGTCTGATATAGTCATGTAACCATTCCTCGTAGTAACTGTCTTTGGTCCAGTGATCTAATTTTTTGTTATTTTTTAACAGCCATGCAGTAAAACTAGGGCCGTTAATAGCCCTAATAGCAACCAAATGTCTGCCGTAACGAACGAAAGCACGATAATAAGGGCTGTCAACAAAGTCTTCATAGCTTTTTAATTTTGCCGATCCTTGAGTAGTTTCATAAAACTGTAAATAAGCTCGTAATCCAAATTGTACACCTGTTTCCTTTTCTTGCTGCCAGCGCCGTTTGGTTTCACATAAGTGTGCGGCCAGCGTTGATTCTTTACGAAATTCTTTATCGCAGTAACGGCATTTATAGCTCTGATTTGATTCTTTTATCATCCCATCCATGTTTACGTGCTAGTTGTTTTAATTCTTCGGTTGTATTAAGTTTGGCCAACAACTCCAGTTCATCATCGCGATAATCAGGATAAAAGTTTCTTAAAAACTTTACCGTCTTGTTATTACTTTCTCGTTTCTTTTGTTTAATCCAGTCATGTGTGAAATTACCTAGACCGGGACTGACTGTGGTAGCTGATAACCATTGCAGTTCCGGATGTTGGCTAAGATCAAAGAAATTTTTATTTAAATTTTCGTTACAAGACATCAAGTAATAGGCTTGTAAGTCTGAGCTACCTTGCACACTACTACCCCAACGTATCATTAAAAAGTTACTGAACTTCTTACGTTCTTCGTCGGTTAGGTCAGCATAAAACCGTCGGTCCTTGCTGTCAAATGCTCGCATTTCGTTGGCTATGTTTAGTTTATCACTCATACTGGATGATGCATTATGGATTCATCTTGTCGACTAAGTTCGTATATAACTATAACACGATCTATGGCTTCTTGTAAAGCAGGATTGGATTTGGCAGCACGATGTATTTCTCCCCATAGCTTGGCATCCATTAATTCTTTGTGCAACTTTTGGCTATCATAATCTCTGCCTATTTCAAATCTAGCATCTGCAGGATCGCCCGTCTTTCTTGCATAGGTTACACCGTCGGCTTTTTCATATACGTATGATACACCAGGTTCCATTTTACCAGCATTTGGCATAGTCCACTACCTCACTCTGTCTTGAAATATCTTTTACAAAATATGCACATAAAGGTTTCTCTGTTCCTGTTTCTAGTGGTATTGCTAATAACTGCCCAGGTTTGAGTTTGGGAAAATACCATTTAACATCTTGATAGATGTCTACTATTTCTATTTTTGCAAACTCTGGACGGAAACTGCTTAGTGGATTGAAACAAAACACACTAAAGCCACGATCATTGATACTGGTCAATGGCACTACTTCTAAGTCTCCTAGGTCGGGTTCACCAATTAATATATGCCAATCAACCGGCATCTTGATCAAGCTTTCGCCTATACGTAGTACCAGTGCAGGGCTATTAAAACTCTCTAAGAAAATTAAGGGTATATAAAAATAATCCGGAGTACGTGGATCTGAATTATCTAGTACCGCAAATCTTAGATCTTCTACTTCGTCGGGAATGTCATTTAGCTCATAGGCTGTGTTTTCTAGTGTTAATATTCTCATTGCCAGTCGGCCTTTTCTACTGTGAAGGGATAGTTGGCCTCTTTATAAAAGGCTTTTCTTTTTGTTAAATGTCGTTTTGCAAACTTACAGGTGGATGTGACGTCCCAGATCTGGACAAAGTCTTTATCTTCAGCTTTTCGAATACCTCGGCCAATACTTTGTATAACTCTAACAAAAGATTTGCCAGGCTCAAGAAGAACAAGATTAAAAATACGGGGAATATTAATACCAACTGCTGCGACGCCGTAAGTGGCGATAATAATTTTGTTTGTTGCCTCTGCCACTTCGTCATAATGTTCTTTTCGCTCCCCGGCTTTTGTAGCACCTGATACAAATACTACATCAGGTTTATCTGACAACAAACTCCACAGATTGCTTAGTTCAATCTGTAACATTTTTCCTGTTTCTATTCGATCAACCAGGATCAAGGTATTACCACCGTCCTTGATTGTGCTGATTAACCGGGCCAAATAAGCTATTCGCTCTGTGTTTGTTGTCAAGTATTTAAGCTCGCTTTGATAATCTTTATACTCTACGTGATCAACTAATTGTACTATATTAACGTGACACATAGCAAGGTGCCCGGCTTCTTGTAGTTCTCTAGCACTTAGTTGTCCCACTACATTTCCTAACATGCAGAAAATGCTCATGTATTCAAATTGCTCTTTGGGTATAGTTCCTGTTAGTCCCCAACGTATAGGTATCTGTGCGAACGGGCCAGACAGCAATGCTTTTAATGCATCTGCTTTGGCCATGTGTACTTCGTCTACAATAACTGCAACAACACCTTCCAAGAACTCACCAATGGTGATATCTGCTTCGTCATTCTTGGTATTCTTTAAAAGATTATTCAAACTTTGCCAGGTGCATATTGTATGTGTACGATTGTAGTCTTTGCGATCACCAAAGTACACACCAACATCTAATTGCATATTAACAAAATCTTCTTCAGTTTGTGTCACTAGGCTTTTGTTGGGTACGATAACAATACTACGACCATATTCGCTAACACCATCAGCCAGTGCTGCTGTGATAACAGTCTTACCTGCACCTGTAGCAACTTCTTGTACGCATTGTGGATTGGCAAAGAATCTATTAATGATCTCAGGTTGATAGTCCCTGAGCTCCATGGACTGCCCGGCTTTGGGATGACCTTTGGGCCACTTGATATGACTGTAGCTTTGTTCGTCGACTTCAGCGAATTCAAATGTGGTGCGATATTCTCTAGTGTCTACCACTTCAATGTCGTAACCTTGCTCATCCAAGTAGGCAAGTATTTCTGGAAGGAGATTGATATAGGTGCTACCACCTAGTTGAAAGAATGCCACTTTGCCATCCCAACGCCCAAGACGAACGCTGGGCTGATACC